CTAAGTAGCAACCAATTTGCACACCAGGTCTATGTAGGTCTGGCGTGGCCCAGGTAGCACTGCTTCAACATCGTAGGTCTTGCCGTCGTGCAGCACCCGGCAGCTTGCATCTACTGCGGTACGGCTGCGCACCCGGATAGAGGCATTCACCACAGAGGTGACAGCGTTGGCCTTGATCGACTCGCTGCCGTTCAGGTGCCGGATGTTTGCCCACACCTGGGCGACTGTCACCCAGGACTCGATGTACTGACCCGCCGCGTCTTTTATCCTCTGGTGCTTCTGGATCGTTACCCGGTTTAGCAACAGGCCCGCCCTCATTGCACGTAGCCCTTGTAGTCGCGGGCCATGTTTATCAAAGTGTCCAGCGTCCGGTTTTGCGACAGCGGCCCATCGTTCTGTGCCTCGCGATTGGCGTACAGGTCGGCCACTACTAGCAGGGCGGCAGACTTCGCCATCGCGTTGCCCTCTAGGTCGGTGCGGTTGCACGCCTGGGTAACGTAGGCCGTGGCAGCAGTAACCATCGTCTGCATGAGCGCGTCCTCATGATCGCCGTCAACGCGGCATTGTTGCTTTGCTTCTTCAAGAGTAATCAGTGGCATGGGAATCCTTTGCTATGGTTGCCGGTCGCGCCCCTGAAAGTTAGGGCCACCGGCATTCGGGGTTTTGTAGAGCTGGCACTCGCCGAATAATCCAGCGCCGGCTGACTGGCCTTGCGGCCACCGCACCGGCCACGGGTTAAATAAAGCTCACCTCTGCGAACTGCTCTTGCTCAGCGCGCGCAGCGGTGCCAAGGGCCATCACCAGGGCCACGGCCCCATCGATACGCCCGGTAGATTTCTGTTTGTCCAGCTTGCGGGCATTGGTCGGGTCTTTGACGGTGGTGGCGTTGGCCATGCACATCGTCAGCACCGGGTGCATGCCGTGGGCGAGCTGGTGATTGAGTAGCGCTTCCTCTGCGGCCTCGATGGATACGCTCATGTCCTTGTAGCCTTGGCCATGCCCCACCAGCGGCAGGTCGCAGCCGATATCGGTCAGCTCCTTTTGCAGCAGGTTGATGCGCCACCGGTCGTAGGCAATGGCTTGAATGTCCAGGCCGTCACAGATCCGTTGAATGTCTTTGGCCAGCCATTCGTAATCGATCACAGCACCAGGCACAGCCGTCATCAGCCCTTGCTGTACCCACAGGTCATAGGGCGCTCTGTCACGCTTGGCACGCTCCCGCAAACCCTGCTCGGGTGTCCAGAAGTGGGGCCACACATGCCAAGCTCCGTCTACTAGGCCCACCAGGACAAAGGCTGTCAGGTCGGTGCGGGCGGACAAGTCCAGACCCCCGAAAAGTGGCACATCAGGCGGGGGGGCAGAAATGAGGGAATCTCCCTTGTTTGCCTTCCACACATCGGCAGAGACAAACGGGCTGCTAGTGGCTACTCGCTGATTCAGCAAAAGATTGCGCACGGTGTTGGCCTTGCTGGGCATGTTCACGGCCTCGCGCAGTTGCTGCTCCAGGTCGGAGCGGCTGCGGAACGTGCCTAGGGCTGGGTTAGCCGCTCGCCATGCGTCCTCGTCCAGCAGCTCACAGTCAGCGGGCGCGGTGTAGAGATGGCACACCAGCGTTGGATCATCGCCGCGCATGGCTTGGTCAATCTCCAGGCTCAGCCAATCGGCGTCACTGGCGGCCTGGGTGCTAATCACCAGCTGCAGGGGGTTCTCGTGGGCACCTTGGGCGGTCAGTAGGGCGTCGATGAAGTCAGACTGTGGCCCCTTCACTTGGCCCCATTCGTCGCCAATCACCAGGACGGGCGACAGGCCGTGCGAAGTCTTACCGTCAGCAGCCAGGGCGCGAAACTCCACATTCATCGGCAGGCCGTGCAAGCGCTTGCCGCTCGGGGTGATCTTGACCAGGCCCGACAGGCGCTCGGAGAGCTGGATCATCTTGCAGGCCAGATTGAACACCAGGGCAGATTGATCGCGGCTCATGGCACCGGCCACGATCTGCGAGTTTTGGCGGGCTTCTGGGCCTACCAGGTGCGCAAGCAAGATGCCAGCGATTAGGCCGGTTTTGCCGTTCTTGCGGGCCATGCTCAGGATGGCGCGGCGAGTCGTCGCTGGGTTGTCATAGACACTCACAATGAAGCCCTTCTGGAATACATCCAGCACCATCGGCTTGCCCACCAGCGCACCTTCTGGCACCAGACAGAAGCGCTCGATAAAGGCAATGACGCGCTCGCCTCGGGTCACTGCACTGGCCCCTTGGGAATTAGGCCGTCGTCTTCGTGGTGCTGGGCGCGGGCTTGGCGCTCCAGCTCAGCCAGTCCGGCAGCGTCACCAGAGCGGCCCACGGTCGCCAGGGTGTGAACGTGCAGCATGCGGGACAAGCTGACAGCGCGGCGGCTCAGTTTCTCCAGCAGCTCGGCAGCGGGGTTAATTTTGTTTTCCAAAATCAAGCCGTCCTCGTCAACTGAAATTTGCAACAGCTCAATATCTGCCATCGTTCGGGCTAGGTTGGCAGCGTGGCACAGGTCAACATCAGTCCAGGTATCGCGCGGACGGGCCTCTGTAATCGCCTTCCAGAATGGTTTATCGCAGGAGCGCAGGTTCACCCCTTGCGGTGCGCAAATTTGCGCAGCAGCGGCTGCCTGCATGGCTTTGACGCGGGCCTCGGTGCTGTCGCTGCGCTTGCGGGTGGCTTTTGTTGTCATAGTTGCCTATTTTTTATGCAGCAAGCAATTGAAGAAGGGGAACCGGACGGTCTGGGGCGGGATGCCTCTCGCAATGTTTGAGAAGCTCGGCCACCGTCCACCCCCAGGGGTTGGCGGGCTGGGCAGGCATCAGTAGGGCGGGTGTCTGTGTCATGGCGTGGCCCAATCTCCGGTCAGGGGAAAGCCGTCCAGGCCGATAGCAGGCTTGATGCGCTTGCCTTGGTCGGAGGCGGTCTTGCGTGAGTGGCACTCGTGGCACAGCGCCTGGTGCGCGCCTGGGCTGTCGTCGCTTGGGTCGCCGCTGATATGGTCAACGTCAGTAGCGGGAACTGTCAGTCCCTGCTTGGCACAGTGGCGGCACAGAGGTTCACCAGCTAGGACAGAGGCGCGCAGCTTCTGCCAGGCATAGCTATTGAGCGGCAGCACCCGGCGCGGGTCAGCATCCCGGCCTGTTGCCTTGGGCTTGCGCTTAACCTCGTGCAGCATCTTGTAGCCCCTTTCCTCGAAGGGCGTCCCCATAATGCGCAGGCCGCGCGCCTTGATGGAGTCATGCATCTTTAGCTTTGCCATTGCTTACCTCCATCTTGGGCAGATACTCCTTGCGGCGTACCTCTGCTGCGTCCATCCAGCCCGCTCCGATAGCAGACTCATAGAACTCGGCCCGCTCGGTCGAGCTACCGCGCAGCAGGTTCTCGTAGTCCATCTCAAGGGTGTAGGTCTTGCGGCCCAAAGCTGTCAGGCATTTGGCAGTGATCGCTTGCTCCCAGCTCACCAAAGGACGGCGCAGGCCCATGCTCACCCATTGGCGGTACAGCTCAGAAGAAGTGCTGTAGTTGCTGTCCACCAGGTGGCCCACCACGCTAGGCGGTACACGGAAGATGCGGGCTATTTCCTCCACAGAGAACTTGCGCGCCTCCAGCCATTGGGCGTCAGCCAGGCTCATAGACAGAGGCTTGTACTCGGCACCATGCTCCAGGATCGGAGTCTGTCCACTGCGGTTGGTCTGCCAGCCTTCCTTGATGTCCTGCTTCTGGTTAGGTGCCAGCTTGCCGGGTACTTGCAGCACGCCCAGCAGCTTTGCGCCGTTGCGGTAGGTGTCCTCACCATGCTCTTGCTCGGTGATCGCCAGTTGCATCGAGGCGCGGCATGCCTCAACAGGGGAGATGCCCAGCACGCCATCAGGCCCCAGGCGGTGGCGAATGTGCAGCACCTCGTCATGGCCGTAGCGCTTCACGCTGCCGTCGCGGTCGGTGTAGTCGTAGGCAATGCCACCATTGGCCAGGCGCATAGGTCGCACGCGGTCAACGTCCCACGGCCACCAGTGCTTGAGCTGGCCATTGCTGCCGAACTCCAGGCGGGCATAGCCATTGCCGCGCAGCATCACGCTGGCTTGCACGAACTCTTTGGCCTCCAGTGCAGACTGCTCGGGGTTGGCCTGCATGTTCATGGCGTGGTGCAGGGGGTGATCCTCCACAGCCTCACGGTCTGGGCCATTGCGGCGGTACACGGCCAGGGGGATCGTTGCCACGGCCTCGGATACGGCTTGCACGCAGGCATAGGCAGCGCTCACACCTTGCACCGTCTGGTCGTTCACCGGGCCATTGCGCAGGGCTTGGTACGGCCCCCACATGTCGTTTGGGTTGGTGGTGCTGCGGCGCTCCAGGCCCACAGCGGAGAGGGCGCGAGTAATCAGGTTCATCGCACGGTCTCCAGCCAAAGGATGCGCGGCTCATGCGTTGGCTCTTGCTCACGCGGCATAGAGCGCAGTGCCAGGGTGGTGTCGCGATAGGCCGGGTCAGCCGTCAGGGTGATCTCTGCCAGGTCGACGTCGGTCAACGTGCGCACCATCGTGTGCCCACGCTGCTCCCACTTGTCGCCACCAGGTGCTACGCGGAAACCAAAAGAGCACCCGCTAACGTCGCCACGCTTGACCAGCTCGGCCACATCGCGGCCCACCGTGGTATCTGGCAGCTCAAGAGAAAAACGAAGTCCTTTAGCATCCTCTTGCAGCTCCAAAGTCTTGCCCTGGGTGCTGCCCAGCACAGCGCCCGAGTCGTGGTTGTAGAGGGCGCGGATAGACCGGCCACTGGCGATGGAAGAACGGAATGCACCGGGCGCGATGCACTCGCGGAACTCGCCCAGCTCAGCCTCAGAATTGAATACGGCGGCATAGCCCTCCACCTTGCGGCCTTGGGCTTGGATGCCACCAATAGAGCGGAACTCCATTGGTGGGCCTCCTTTACAGCGCTACGTCGTCAGCGACAACAAAGGCTTGCGGGTTGCGTACAGCCGCGTCCATCGTGTGCAGGATGCGAATTTGCACCTCGCCCTTGTCAAAGCCCGCGCCATACGGGTTTGCCAAGATTTCGGTGCTGCCCCACTCGGCGATGACCATCTGCGAGAAGTCGCCCAGGATGATGCGGCCCGTCTTGGTGGTGGTGCCCTTGGCGTCGAGCTGGTTGGTCACATGCACTGGCAGGTCAGCCATGCGGCCAGACTCCATCAGGTACGCGCTACCGGCGCTCGATGCCTTCAAGGTGGTTTGCAGCTTGGTGGCAGCGCCCGCATGAGTCAGGAAAGCATTGGGGGTTGCGTTGACCAGGCCCAGCTTTTCCAGCATCGCCACCACAGCGGCCCAGCTCAGAGTCGCCAGGGATGCGGTTTGGATGCCAGCGGTGTTCAGGATGCCCACCGGCTCGTCATTCGCAGCCAGGCCGTGGATCAGCGCCTTATCGACGGCCAGGCCCACGATCTGCACAAAGTCGTCACGCAGGAGCTGGTCAATTGAGGGGTTGGCCTGTTGCAGCAGTTGGCGGCTGTACGAGGCCAGCGCGCCCACATGCTTCGGTGTCAGCTTGATGTTGGCGAAGGTGGGGTTGCTCTCGGTCAGCGCTTCGCCCTCGGCAATCCATTGAGCCGTGCTCGATCCGGTCTGCTTTGGCAGCACCACATCGCCGACACAGCCGGTCAACACGCGGGCACCCAGCGAGCGGACGATAGCGGAGTTGCGCAGCAGGCCGATCATTTCCTGGGGGCGGTAGTCGTCGGGCTTGATAGCGGCATTGCCGGCCGTGGCCATTGTGGCGCGCTTCTCAAAGATAGAGGATGGCACCAGGACGCCGCCCCGCTTGGGGCCATTGCCGCTGCGGGCCTGCTCTTGGTTGTACTCGGCCAGGGCACCAGTCAGGGCGCGCTGCTCCACCTGGGCGCGGATCGCATCGGCCACGCTGACAGACTTTTCCAGGTCGCGGCGGCGCTCGTCCACCGGGGTTCCATTGCTGCGCAGCTCTTGGTCGTGCAGGAATTGTGCGCGGGCCTCGTCGGCTTCCAGGGCGACTACTTCCTGCTTGATGGCGTCGAACTTACCCGCCTCGTCGGCGGACAGGTTGCGCTTCTCGGTGGTGGCCTTGTCGGCCAGGGCACGCAGCTCGGCGGTCTTGAGAGCTTTGCGCTCTTTGATGTCATTGATTCGCATATTTTTTGTTGAGTAGGTTCGTGAACCCTGCGATAGAGGCTCCCTCCCTCGCAGCTTGAGAAAGCTGTTTTTATATACAGTAATCTCTAGCTCTGATTGTTGCACAAAAAATAGGCAATCGCAACTAAGTTGCAATAACACTTTGGGGCACCGAAAGTCAACAAAAAAGCACCCGAAGGTGCTTTGTTTATTGGTAGTCGGATTTGAACATCCGCAATAGCTCCTCACGGTGCTCGGGCCGGGTTTCCAGAATCTCCCGGCGCATCTGCTCACGGGCCTGAGGTGAGTCGTTCCAGAAGTCGCATGCACGCATGGCAGCGGTTATCAGCTCCGAAGTGATCCGGACAGCGTCCTGGATGCAGGCAATCAGTTCGTATTTGTTAGCCCGGATTGCCGCCCGCTGGGCATCGTTGAGCAAGCCCGCATCAACCTCTATGCCATCGCCGTCTGGCGTCACAGTGGGGGTGATGCCGCACTCCAGCAGCTCGAAAAGGATGGTTTCTGCGGTCATCAGAATTTCTCCTTCTCGGTCTTTTCACCTGGATCATTTGGAGAAGATTCCTTGCCAAGATTCCAAGATTCCACGTTTTGAAAGTTGGGAATCTTGGAATCTTGGGCGGAATCTTGGACAGAACTGGAATCTTGGGGCAGTCGCCAGTACCAGCCGTCACGCGCCCCGTTTTCCCCTTTCTTGCGGATAACTCCGAGTTTCTTGCTGGCCGTCCAGACTTGCTTTTTGCTGAAACCAGCTTTCAGAACACTTCGCTGTGCTTCATCGGCGGGTGTCCAACAATCTGAAGTCAGGCACGCTCTGAGCATCTCGCAAATGTCGTTGCTGTCCTCCGCACTGCCGTCATCGTCTGGATCGGTCAGCAGATCGCGGGCAGTGCCGTCCACCGCCTTACCCCACCCAATACGCGATGCCTGGATGCCTGGGATTGGCTCGACCTGCTCCAACGCGTATTCAAAGCCGCCATCGTCTGGGCCGATGTTGGACTTGGCCCGCGCCAGAATGCGGGCGTCCTCGCCGGTCTCCATGCTCTTGACCTTGGCAGCCACCAGCACGACACGAGCCACAGCGGTAAAGGCCACAGAGCCCACCACGCGCTGCGCCGGGTCTGAGCCTTGACCACCCTTAGAGAAGTGGCTGATACCCAGCACAGCGCAGCCGCATTCCGCACCGAGATCGACCAGCGGCTGCAAAGCTCGGCGAACCTCAGTATTTTTGTGACTGTCGCCAGTCACTGCCGAAACTACCGGATCAACAATCAGCAGGCGCATGCCGCCGATCTCTGCGATTGCCTGGCGCAGCCCGTCCAGGTCGCGGGCAGGGTCGAATGGCTGCATCTTTCCATCCACGCCCTGAGCACCCTGAATAAAGTAGCAGCGGTCACGGTCAGCACCAGCGGCCAGCAGGCGGGGGAGCAAGGTATCTGCCGGATCGTCCTCTCCACTCCAGATCAGAATGTTGCCTTTCTCAACCCGCGTGCCGTCTGGCCAGCGCCCGCCAATGGTCACGGTCGCGGCCATGGTCAACGCCAAGGTGGTTTTACCCTGACCAGGTGCACCGGCCAAGATATGCAGCTTGCCCAGCGCCAGCCAGTGCTGCCACAGCCAGCGGATCGGCTCGGGGTGCAGGTCTGTGCCGCGCTGGAGAATCACACGGCTGGCGAGTCTGTCTGGCTGTGTATGGTGGCCGTCGTCCTCCATGGGCGGGAAAGTGAGTTCACGTATTGGTGGGCGGTAGGCCAGCGCCTCGGCCATGCTTGAATCGACGGCATTAAATGCTGTGCTGAGGTTATTCATGCAAACACCTCCCCCACTTGATGGATGCGGTTTGCAGCCAGCAGAACGCGCTGTCGGTCGTCTTGCGACAGCACCATGCCATGGGCAATATTTGCGGCTGCAATCGCAATCAAATTGCTCTCGACTGCCAAAACGTCCAAGGCTTGGCGGGCAGTAAAAGGCGTTGGTTTTGCTGGTGCGAGGGAGCCATCCTCGATCCAGCATCCCAGCGCCTTTGCCGCGTCTATGAACCCCATTCCATAAGCCGCCATGTGATAGGCCAGCACATCGCCACCTCGGGCACCACAACCGGCCATGCATACGAATGCACCGCTGTGCAGATTGATCCGCATGGAGTCGCTGCCACCATGGAATGCACAGCCCGTGGTGACCCACTTCTTGCCCTTGCTCAGCTTCAAGCCTTCGGCCTCGAAGTAGCCCTGGGGATCAGGTTTGCGAGATTGATCAACTGCCATCGGCACCTCCCCTCGTGCCAGTCAACTCGTCCTGCAGCTGGGCCAGGTGTTTGCTGGCGGTCTCTATATGGTCAGAGAGAGCCCATAGATAGTTGTCCTGAAACTCACGGTTAAAACCCCGGAAGTTATCGCCAGACTCGCCAAAGGTCATATGGATCATGGCCCGTGCTTTGGCAATAGATTCGTTGAGGGCATCCAGTTGGTCGATACAGCTATGTGCCGCTTTTTGGCAAGGCTGCGCCTTTACTGCCACAGGGGCAGCTTCTTTGTACGTGTTCATGAGTACCGCCTCCTGCGTTACAGACGATCTTCGACAGAGAGCGAACGGACGTTGATCCGGCCCTTGAAGAATTCACGAACAGCGTGGATGGGGTAGAAGCGGTTGTTGCCGAAGCGAATGTGGCTAGGCAGCGCGCCACGGCGGCGTAGCGAGTCAATGCTCCCATCGCTGTACCCACCCAGATAGGCAAGCTCAGCTTCGGTGAAGCATTCAAGGTGACGTGCCAGCTCTTTAAGACTGGCGTTAGAGGTATCGATTGACATGGCGTTTTGCCTTCTACAAGGTTGAAAAACGCCAGAGCAAAGACCTACCTGTATGTAAAACTAGTGTTGACACATACAGGTGTCAGTCCATAATTTCCTTTTGTGAGGCGACCAAACTTCACTCAAGGTAGCTCTGGCTTCCGTCGACTAGCCCCAGCCTAGGAACTGGGGTTTGTCGTTTTCGTGTCCACATATGGTGTGGACACTGCACATAGTGTACCCAGTAACCCGTCAAAAATGACAAGAAGAGACACCTGTGGACAAGAGTAGCAGCTACTAGAAGCAATTTGCTATGTTAGGCGTAGCTAAACCTTTTGGTGACTAATTCATCTGTGGATAACGTGTGTGCATTTTTTTGGACTCTTTCGCGCAAGTGATGGAAATCCTTTGCGCAGCTAGTATCCATGCCATACCCCCGAGAGCTAATTCCCAATCCGTCACACGACAGTCCTTCGGCATCTGAAAATTTGATTTGTGGATAGGCTCACGGATCAAATCGGATATCCGATCAACTACGGTTGTCTGTCCTTGTCCTGAGTTGTGTTGTTTTTTTGATGAGAAATTACAATTTTTCTTGCAAAAGAATCTTGTGTTGGTTGTACAGGTTGTCGTAGTTCTAGCCTTCCTTCTCGCGCTCCTTTTCCTTCAGTTTCTCCAAGATATCCTCCGGTTTGATCTTGGTGTAGCGTGCGAGCATGGCCCAGGTTTTATGACCAGTCATCAGCGCAACTCGTGGAATGTCGAGCCCTATACGGAATAGCGCGGCGGTGGCAGCGTGTCTCAGATCGTGGAAGTGCAAGTCTTCAATACCAACGGCTGTGCAAGCTCTAGTGAAGTACGTGCTACAGGTGCCCGCGTTGTAGTCGAACACTTTCCCCACTTGTCGGCTTCCCATATGCTTTTGCGCCAACGCCCATGCGTCAGGCAGTAGGGGCACCTGTTGGTCGTTGCCTTGCTTCTCTTTTGGGTCTTTGCGGTTGCGTATCCAGACTGCGGGAATAGCGGTATCAATGTCCTCTATGGCGATAGAGCAAATTTCGTTCAGGCGCATTCCTGTTGCCAGGGCGAAGCGGGATATGTCCTCCATAGGCACGCTGCTATTGGAGGCTCGCCAGAAGGTGTATAGCCTGTCTAATTCTGCAGGGGTTGGCTCTCGGTCGCGCTCTTTGCTTCGGGTTTTGATGCCGCGATGCTTGATGCTGGCTCTTGCCTCAAGTGCCATGCGGTCATTGATGCTTAGTCGGCGGGAATGACGCGCCCACTTTAAAATTGCGCTCAGAAAGCTGAGATCAGCCGCGATTGTCACGCCGCCAGCACCTTGCTCAAGACGCCGATCGATGAAGTCTTGGAGATGCAGTGGGCTAAGTCTTGCGAGCTTGATGGCCCCCAACTCGCGCACCAGCATGTCGAGCGTTGCGGCCTTTGTGCGCCCATAGTCCTGCTTAACCTCTTTCCTGTACTTATTGATAAGGTTTTCGACGGTTGCTTCTTTGGGAATGGGGCGATAGCCATTGTTGACGCCCTGTGAGAACTCGGCCTCGATTGCATTGGCCCAGTCTTGAGCGTCGCGTTTCTTGTCGAACGTCTGGTTCTTGTAGAAACCGAGCTTTCGTACTTGTGCGCGCCACTTGCCGCTAGGTAGTTGAGTGAGGGTGGGCAC